TGTCTGTTACGACGAGCGTTGAATCGACGTTTCATTCTACCTTGAATTGTCAGATTTTCAAGGATATCGATGTTGTCGTGGATATCCCCTTCTTCGTCATCTTCATCAGCAGATTCAAAGTCTTCCAATTCATCTGCATCATACATGTCAAGGTCAACCAAATCATCAAATGTCATGTCATCGATTTGATTTTCCATTTCAGCAATTTCTTCGTTACTGAAAACATGATGATCCATTTCCAGAACATCATACTCCTTCTCTTCTTCACAACCACAATGTTCTTCTACCTTTGCCTTATAGTGATACTTATTGGTAGTTTTGTTTTTCTTTGTGGTTTCGCCTGGCTCGCCTGGGGTCACTGCCTTGAGGTATGCAGTTCCCTCTGGTCTGCCCCACTCGTATCGACTGATCTGCACATCTTCGTACATCTTAGCAAGAGTTCTGGGATCAACCTTGTCTGAAACCTGTGGTGCAACCTTTGCGGCATAGTACTCAACTCCATGGCGGAGTTTGCCACCACTCTCTTTCTTCTTGCGGTCTACAATCTTCTTCAGAAGTTTGTGGGCATGTTTGTACTGAGTCTTGTAAACGGTTTTCGCCAGTGCGGGTTGCATCCACTGAGGCGTCTCTGATACGGGAACACAGTTTGGAACGACTTTGGCACCCTTCTTTTTCATCCCCTTCTGTTTGTAACCGTCCCAACACTTTTCGTCAATCTTCTCTTCTGACTTGACTGCCTTGGCGGATGTCTGTTGGAATTTTTTCTTCATGTCCTCATAGTATTTCAACTTGGCATCCAAGTCCATACCGTGAGTCTTTTTCAACCTGTTTGCAAAACGATCTTGTGCGGAAGGTTTCTGTTTCGCCTCTTTGACATCCGTCTTGACCATGATGGGTTTGCCGCCCTTGCCACTACGATCTGCAACTGGGTCTTTCCTTCTCTTCCTTCTGGCAGAAGTTGCCCTGTCATCCTTGGACATACTATGTGCCTTTGATCTGGGCATACACTTGGGTTTACCCTCTCCGGGCTCTCTCGCACAGTCACCTTTGATCTTTCCGTCCGTACCTACACGGACCCAATCACCCTTTGGACCTTTGCCAAACCACTTGCGTAAATCCTCTTTGAGTTTCATTTTGTCCAAAAGTTTTTTCTGCACTTCTTTGTCGAGGTCTTTGAAGTGATACAAGTTCTGACTGTCATCGGTGTGTTTTGCACCCGTCATCACCTGACCATCATGTGCGTGTTGTTGACCCGACCATTCCTTGCCGTCTTTTGTGTAGTGACCTTCAGACTTCCAAGAATGATTTTTTCCTTCTCGGATACCTCTACGTTCTTTCTGGTCACGAATCCATCTTTGAGCGAGATGGTTTGAGGGGGGTCTTCTTGTCCACTGACCGATCTTTCTAAAGGCAGACATGATACCGCCTTCGTAGTTGGCACCCTCTGTATTATCGACAACAATAAATTGATTACCAAATAGGTTTTGGAATTTACCAATGTTGTTCTGTACCGATCTCCACATTGGTTCTACTTTTGCTTTACCCAGAGTTCTTTCACGTTTCTTATCTCTGGAAACAGCAGTGTCCAAGTCGGTGTTGACGAGAATCATTGCGGTCTCGTATCCCAACTTTTCCAATTCTATTTTCTGTGTTCTGATTTTCTCAAAATCTTTTCCAGTGCCATCAATAACCAAACCGAGTCTACCGTTTAAGTAACCCTCCTGTTTCTTTTTGGTTATGAAAGTGGCACGATCTCGCAAAGACTGACCTTTGGTAGAGAAAATGTCTTCTGGTGTTTTGGAAAGTCCCGCCTTCTTCAGTGCGGTTTCAAATGCAGTATCGGAGTTTACTAATTTTAGACCAAACGAGGTCAGTGCGGATTTACCGACAACGAAAGATTTTCCGCTGCCTGGCCCACCTGCCAAAAATACCGCTTTGAAGATGGCGGGATCATTTACACCCTCTTCAAGTGGTACAAAGTCTTTGAATGATTTTTCCATATGACTATTTATAATATTTTAATCAAATGGGAGATGGCGTCTATGATCTTGGCCGCCTTAATTTTCATGTCCTCTTCTTTAATGTCATCACGAATAGTTTCGATATCAGTAAAATCCTGCACCAGTTCTTCATACTCTGCCTGAGATATCATTCCAGAATCTAAAAGTTCGTTCAATTCACGAATCTTCTGAGAATATTTTGTTATGAGTTGTTCTTCTGTCATTTCATTCTACTCCCAGATACGACTAATGCTTCTTCTACAATAGAGGAAATATTTCCCCACTTGATTCTACAGTAACCAGGCGATGGTTCCTGTCTGATTTTCAGTTCGTTCACTAGATCATGGATTTGAGTATAGATCGCCGCATTGTTGTCATTCATCGTGTGTTCTGAATACTTCTGCAAGAAGGCACTCTTTGCCCATGCAAACTCCATCACATCTCTGTCACAGTCTTTTGTATTTTCTGATACGACTGCGAGTTCTACCAATGCACCATATTCTGTACTGTCAAACTTGTCGGGGAGAAATCCTGTGAGTTGAGAACATCCTACCATAGACAAAAATACAACACCAATTAGAAAAGTTCTCATACTTCTTCCATCCTCAACATCAATCTTTCTGCCCTGTTCGTAACCTGACGATACCAGAGTGAATCTCTTCCCTCTACTGCGGCAGTTTTCCAATCTCCTTCAGCAATAGCAGCATTGAAGTTTTTGAATTTGGATAATCTGGTTCTACCCATATTGAACATCATGTTGACCAATATCTGTTGAACCTCATCGGGTAAATCTCCAAATCCGTCTCCGTATAAGTGATTACACTCGGTGATGGCAAGGTCAAGGTCTCTATCAAAACATTCCCTGACTCGTTCTTCAGATACAGGAGTTCCCACTGCTTGTCCGACCTCTGGATCACCCGAGATGACCAAGTGTCCGACTCCGAAAGTTGGGTATCCGAGGTGGTCTTGGTATATTTCATATACTACACCCTCATCAATTTTCAATTGTTCAAATACTGCTTCTCTGTTCATTTAAAAATGCTCCAAATGATAATCTCGTTTGACCCTCTTTGAGACCCATTCCTTTTCTGGTAGCATGGAATAGTTTCTTGGCCTCACCGTGAGAGGTGTTCTTATGTAAACCAGACTTAAAAGATTTATAATCGTTGTTGGATGCGTGTGCTCGCATCTTGGTTCCACTGATACCGGCAACACCCGTTGCGTCTGGATCACGGGCACCAGCAGAGACTACTTTCAGACTCTTGAATTTGTAGTATCCGTGACTACCTTTCTTACCGTTGTACTTGTTTATCAGTTTGTGAAACTCATGTACACGGTCAGAACCGGCAACCATAGTAACGTGGGTGTGACCCTCTTTGTGCATCTTTGCGAGGTGTGCAAAAACGTGTGGTTGGGAGTGAGAGGATGCCTCAAACTTCCCATGCGGATGCACATGTTTTAGGTATCGAATCTTCTGTGCAGATGACAGGGGATTTTTGTGTTTGTCTTGAGAGTGACTTACGATAACTTTGTGGTCTGCTCCAATAGACTTTGCGTGAGAGTGAACCTTGTCCACCAGTTTACTGTGACCGGCGGTGGGTGGGTTCATTCTGCCAAAAGCAAACACAACATGTTTTTCTTTTTCTTCTGTTAATCTTCTCATCGATCCCACGCTTTGATTGCGGTGAAGTTGTTGTAACTGAATTCCATGCGGTCTACTAACTTGACTGCATTGCCACCAATTCTATCAATCGCAACATAACCTTCTGGTGCAGTGACTTTGAATCCTTGTTTGGTGCGAACAAAGGTATCCATCATTTGTTTGATACCGTTCAGTTTTCTGACGATCTGCATTTTCGCTTCAACCAGTTCGTTTTGGAAACCAACCACATTGATAAGCAAATTACTGTATCTTTTGAGTTCCCTGATAGTCTCTTTCTTTTTCTTTTCAAGTTTCTCTTTGGCCGCCGGTTTTTTTAATTTGTTGATCGCAGCGTCAAACTTATCTTCTACCCACTTTTCATATCCTGCCACATGTTGACGGACATTGGTAACTTTCTGACCTACCCGAACTTTTGAGTTGTTGTAGGTTTTGAGTGTCGCACCAGCGGTATGACTAGAAGCTTCCAGTGCAGATTGCAGACGGAGAAAACTCTTCAGTTGTCCTGCG